TACCACATGAACATTCCACTCGTATGGAAGTTCTAAACTTTTAAAACCTAGTTCTGTTAAATTTGGCTGACTGCTTTTTGGTTGATGTTGATCCCAGTTCATTAAATGCATATTTGCTCTTTGTTCCCACCAACAGTGGTTAATAAATTGGGTTTGATTCCAAACATTATCTAGTAAATCTAATGCATTATTATTTAATAACCATATACCCATATTTGGTATAAAACCTTCATAGGTGTGATGCACCACAAAAGACTGAATATAGTCCGTATTGATAAAATTTTCTGCTATGTCTGCATCCATTCGCACTATTACAACGTCACAATCTAGCCACAAAACAGTGTCATATTTTTTGAGAAGTGATTTTATAATGGGCACTTTTAGCCAAGAGGTTGGTCTTTCATCACATTGCCACCCATACTCATGACATATATTTGATATATATTTGCGTGATGGAATAATCACATCATAATTATGCAAATGGGCATATTTATAAAAACTTGGCAAAGCAACACCAAGCATGTCTGTATAATCTGAGTTTTCAGCAAAACTGACTATAGCTTTACTCTTCATTTTTACCGTCTTCTTTAATCTGCGTTATGCAGGACGGTCTTGATAAATCTTTTGCTTTTTTTCTAGTGGCGTCAGAAATTGTCGAAGCATTTTCAGTCATTATGGTAACGCCTTTTTGTCTACTAAAATGCTCACCAGCAGAAATGGCTAATTTAGTGTTTTTCTTTTCTGGTAGATGTTTAGCAATGTAATTTTCTATAGAAGAAAGTGATCTATCTAAATCATCAGCAATTTCTTGTAATTTTTTACCAAGATTTTTATTTTGTTCAACGTAAAAAGATTCAATCTTGTTTAGCGGTCCTTTTTTAGCCATTGATATAGCTCCTCTGTGTTCTTGTCATATAAAGAGAATTCTTTGTTTTCAAGTATAGCATATAAGAATCATATGTTTCCTGAGATACGTTCTTCAACTCTGTTCTTAGCCATAATTCTCTGTGACTATCTGGACCAAGAGGATCGTATGGCGTGTTATTGTGTGTTCGAATCATATATTTTTTTTGAATTCTACCCTTGCCAATATCTATAGCAAGCACCTTTGCAAAAATTTGCTCTTTATCAGACTGAGGCACTTCACCTAGCTTATTAAACTTTTCTTCTACAGTCTGTTTTCTTGCTTCTGATTTTGAAGCTGAGTTGATAAATTTCATTTTTCGCCCTTCAATATGTATTTTTGTTTTTGAGCCTCGGTCATTTTCATGATATCTTTTTTGCTAGCCTCACCAAAAGATGAAAAAGGAGAAGTTTCCTTCTCCTTCTTCTCTTTTTGTTTAGTCTCAATCTCTGACCTTTTGTAGTGTCCTAGATTTGACCAATTGGTATCCGCAAGCTGTCCGATTGTCTTGATATCCCTCATAAATGAGCCTATCCCACCATATATTATCCTTCTGAGGCTATCTTTGCCACAAGATGGACATTTTGTGAGAGCTTCATCCTTGATTGATTGATAAACATCTTTCAATACATTTTTACATTTTTCGCATTCATAATCATACAACATATAAGTTCCCTATGCTTCTAAAGCCATTAGCACCTTTCCTATTATACCATTTCTTTGGATATCTTGGTAATCTAGAGTGCAAATTCCAATTCCTTGTAAATTACATAATCTCTCTAAACAGAAATATAAGCCACTATCTCTATATAAGTCTGTTTGTTTTGTATCTCCATTGATTATTACCTTAGAGTTTTCACCCATTCGTGTAATAAACATTTTTATCTGATCAAGGGTACAATTCTGAGCTTCATCAAGAATCATATAGGCATTATGAAAAGTTGCCCCTCTCATAGTTTCTAGCGGTTCAAAACGAATTCTCCTAGTATTGTAATAAAGACCAAATTTATCTCGTCCTAAAAAGTATTTTAAATTTTCTTCCATTGGTGCGAGATATGGTTTAATCTTATCGTTTAATTCTCCCGGTAGTGATCCAATATCTTTACCTGTACATACTAGCGGTCTGGTAACAATGATAGATTCAATTTTGTCTTTCTGAATATGATCAGAAGCAATACCGGCGGCTATAAAAGATTTGCCAGTACCAGATGGTCCAGTGCAGAATGTAACGTCATTTTCTATAATGGATCTAATATATTCTTTTTGATTTTCCGTTTTGGCGACAAGAACGTTTGACTGTGATACTTTTGCTTTCTTGCGATTTTGCTTATTGGTGTTGTTCTTCGAATTGTCTTTGGGCCTTTGTGCTGTCATCTGGTTCTCCATTATGACATTGGGGTTTGATTTGATACCACCAAGCGATAGATCTTACCATGTCCTCAAAAGACTTTAGACCTAATGATCCCTTGAAGGAATTAATCCCAAATATACACCAAACCACATTCCCCTTCACATATCCATTTTCTGGTTCGATTCTATCTAAAGATGGACCGTCCCACGATTGAAATCCATCTTGTTTCATAGAGTTGTTCATTGGTATGCTAGAATAAAAGCATCTACCATTTTGTTTTTTCCATAAGTCAATAAGATAATCAATATCTAAATTAAAATGTAGATTATTTTTAACTGCTCTGGATTTAATAGTACCTATACGTCTTTTAATATAAAACTCAATGTCCCCATTTTCAATAGCATGTTTAAATCTATTAGATCTTAATTGATTACATTTTTTTACAGAATCTTCATTATTATAACATTGTCTACAAAGTTTAGATACCCCGTGAGGCAATTTACGACTCTTATTGAAAAAACTCATATCTTTCCACTCATTACATTTGTAGCATTTTTTGCTATTACCTTTAGTGATTGGGCATTTATGTTGAGCGTCTATATTTCTGCACTCTCTATGTATATTTGAATGACAATTATTACATGTAACTACAATTTTTGAATGCGATCCGTGTGATAAGTCAGAAATTTTATATCCAAACGTTGCTAATGTTAATTCTTCATTTGGTGTAACTGTTGAAAACATAATTATTCCTATAGTATGTAGTGATTATAACTACATTGATATACACCAAAATTTGGTAAATATGGATTTAGTTTCCAGAACTACCAAATCCTTTGAATCCTCGTTGCGAGGAACCTAGCTCTTCTTGATTAGTCATCATGACGCGAGGAACCTCTTGGAATATAATCTGCGCGATTCTATCCCCACAGTTTATAGATACATTATCATCCGATGTATTGTATAAACAAACCATGATTTCTCCTCTATAGCCAGAGTCAACAACTCCAGCTAATACATCTATCCCCTTATTAACAGATAACCCAGATCGTGGCCAAATTAATCCAGCCATATGATTGGGCATCTCAAGTGCTATCCCCGTTTTGACAGTTTTTCTTTGTTTTGGTGGAATGATGGTGTCAATTGTTGAATATAAATCCCAACCAGCATCATTTTCATTAGCCCTTGTTGGTATTGTGGCTTTATTATCTAACAGCTTAACGTTTATGTTCATAAATCAAATCCCCCAAAATCTGTATCCTCAAGATCGTTTGTGCTAGCTCCGATTTTATATGAAGTAATTTCATGTTCTTGTGGGGCAACTTGAACAGACTCGCTATTCATCCACGGATCAGTCCATCCAGCGATTGGATTTTTGCAGCCCTTGTCGTATGGTAGACCTATGTTTTTTCTTCTAGTCATACAAAGCCAATCTACATAATCTGCCATAACTTTTTCATTGAGTCCAATGATAGAGCCATCTTTGAATAAATACGATGACCAAGCCTTTTCTTCATTAGCTGCTGACTCAAACATTTTACAAGCATCTTCTTCACATTCTTCTGCTATTTTCATGAACCCTTCTTCTGGAACGGTTCGTAAAATTTTGATTATCTCTTGGGTGTTGTATAGGTGCAACGCCTCATCTCTTTTAATTAGTTTCACAATATCAGCATTGCCTATCATTTTCTTATTTTCAGCAAAAGCGAAAGCACAGATAAATGATACATAAAAACGAACGGCTTCTAATATATTTACACTAATTAACGTCAAGTAGATTTGTTTTTTAATATCTTTTGTTGAACCAGATTTTTGAATTTCTCTGAGAGCATTGTATTCTTTTATAGCAACATTTGCCCTTTTTAGTATTTCTTTGTCTGTTAAACAACTGTCTAGAATTTCGGTTGGGTTACTATACACATTTTTGATAATGTATGTGTAACTATAACTATGAATTTGTTCAAAAAATCCCCAAACATTCATGCAAGCTTCTAACTCTGGATTAGAAACATATTCTTGCAGAGTGGGAACGCCTCGACAAATAACGCTATCCATCATTGTTTGATATTTAAGATTGGATGTGAAAATAAATCTTTCATTATCCGACATTACATTGTCATTCTTAAAATCATTGCGATCTTTTTTCAATTCAATTTCTTCTGGTCGCCAAAAGAATTCAAGCTGTTTTTTGTAAAGATCGAAAAATACTGGATATTTAAATCTATCATACCTTTGTAGGCTTAAATCTTCTCCTAGAAACAGTGGTTGTGATAGATAGTCTACATTGTATTGGTTTAAAATTGTTTTCATTATTTAGTCTTTCAGTGGTCCATTTACTATCCACGCATCACATGTGCGACCGCCCGCACATTTAAAATCAAAAAGCTCACAATATCCAAGATTAGCTAATTCAACAATCTCTCCAGCCTCGTCTAGTTCGTCTGGATCAATTCCTTTTGCAATGCAGTCTAACATTTTTTGTTTTACTACAAATGCCGCGCAGTTTCCGCATCTCATGGTTTTAGCTTCTTCAACAGTTGTATTAAATAGACCAGCCTTAGCTTCCCAGAAATCAGAATTTTCTAAATCTGGATTTGCTGGACCATAGTTAGCCTTTTCAACACAAATCTTTCGATTTTGTAAATTAATAGATATGTCTTGAGTAGCTGGTGGACATTCAACTTGAGCATCAACCCTAGATAAAATATCGGGTTTATTCATAGTGTTAACTCCATATTATATAGCGCAGGAACCAGATTCACAACCAGAAGATTTTTCTGTTTGACCATCACCATCCGGTGTGTTGCAATAGTAAAAATTTTTGATTCCATATTTGAATCCATATATCTGGTCCTTAATTAATACACTTAAAGGTATGTTGCCATCTGGAAAATGAGAGTAATTATAGTACAAATTTATGCTTATGCT